TCTCAATCAGCTTAGCTAATCTATACCGATACTTCTGGCCATCACTGAGCTGACTATAACGGCGGACAAACAGGAAGGCATCATTTAACCCAACTTTGCTCAGCAGTTGCAGACCCTCCTTAACAGAATCTCCAACCGTGTCGATCAACGGCTTATCAGGATCAATCTCAACATCAGACATCCTAGCAGCTTCTTGTGGATTCAAATCCCGCACAATAGCGCTTAACAGCACGCTTTTTCCAGATCCGCTATCACCAGTTAAATACACAATATCCTGCGGTCCAATCTCAAGCTCAACATTATCATAGAGCACATGCTTCTGAAAGTCGCTGATCCCCAACCCAAAAGCTTCAGCAACAGCAACAGTACGATCAGTCACATCAGTTTTAGTCTCGTAGCTGATATTGAAGGTGAACTTGCCAGATTCTCTGTCATACCTTCGAGCAAACTTGCGAATTCGGAAGTATTCTCTGCGCCTAACCAAACTTGAATGCCTCCAACTCAAACTGCTTCATCTCAACAGTCGCATAAACTGCCAACGCAATCGCCCACCAAACATCATCATGCGTGCCATTCGGATGAGACAAAGATATGGCGCCGTCCCTGCGCAACTCAAACCGTTCCACATTCAATTCGCTGCAGACGTCTCCACGGTACGGCTTCTCCCACGTCAAAAACGGATAAAACAGCCGCTGCGCCATCATCCGATTCTTCAAAAGACTAGCCATCTCACTCTTCCGGGCAACACTAAAATGAACACCCTCCGCATTACTGATCCCCGCCTCATCCATATCGCTGATAATGCTTGGACCCTCCCGGGTGAAGTCAACCCTAAGCTTCTGGAAGCCCTCCCACCTGTCCTGCAATGTCTTAATGTACCCAATCACAGTTGCATACTTGGTTGGCTGCTGAAAGATTTTGAGATGTCGAAGCAACAGCTGATCATTCATACGATCTAACACTGCAAATACACAGTAGTCCCGGGTCTGAGCTAAGTCTAGCCCAGCGAAGAGGTCTCCCCTGTAACCTTTGTCGGGATTCCATGGCTGCAGATCCTCCCCGCAGTTCTTTTCGGTGCCGATGCACTGCGCGATCAAGCTCTGCGGCAGCCACGTGTCTTCATCCTCAGCCCACTCTGCCTCCATCTCACGGCGCCACCGCATAGGATCCTCCCCAAACTGCCGCCTGATCTTCTCAAGAATCCCCTTGCGGAGAGGTCCATGGGGCTCCTGAGCCTGCTCCCACGTTACATGATGCCGAGCAAAGTCGCTGAAGTCCTTGTGGTTGCACATCCTCCAGAAGAGACTGTCAGTGTTCCATGGTGTACTAGTGCAAACCAGCTTCCCATCAGTGGTCCCTAACGTAAACAAAATAGCATCATACAAGTCGCCGTCGTTAGCAGTGAAGTTCGTTTCGTCCCACCAAACCACATTCAAGGTTGGTCCCCGGATCGTGTCCGGATTGTTCGGGAAAGCCTCGATCACGCTACCATTCGGGAAACTAATCCGCGTCCTCTGAGCTTTAATGCGTGAATCATTCAACTTTCGCAGAAAATAGCTGATCCGCCTAATGTTCAGTTTTGTTTGACGCCAGGAAGGACCAACAACAGCAATATAGGAATCATCATGGTTCAACGCGTAATTCAGCAGCAGAGCGCTAATGCTCCAGCTTTTGCCCGACTGCCTGCACCAACGAGCAGCAAGAAACTGATTCTTTGCGAAGAGTCTTATCAGCTCCTCCTGATACTCGAAGGGCTTGAAGCCCAAAATCTGCTCAAAAAACTCTGTAGGCTTCTTTTTCAGCCGTTCAACCTTAGCCTGGCGCTTTTTATGGCGTTTTCCCGCTGCTGCATCAAACCTAGAATTCTTAGCTTCCGATTCTTTTCCCCGCCACGCCCGAGGCTTTTTCTCAATCTCTCTCAAGCTCCCTAATCAACTCTTCAACCTTAACCTCAAGCGCCCGGTAATTCACGTAATCCGCAAAAAGCTCCTTGTATGTTTTCACGCCCTGAATGATGCTACGCAACCGCAAAGTCTCAGACTGATCGAGACCCTCAGTTTTCAACGCAACCAAAGCTTCATGCAGCATCTTCAACACATCCTCAATGCTAGGCAAATCCTTAGAAGTAGTCGTCCGCTGAATTTGCAGGACAACTACTTCTAACCCTAAACGCTTCATCTTCTTCTTGATGCTTCCCTGCGATTTCCCAAAAAAAGCAGCTATCTCACTGATTCGCTTACCAGCCTGTAACATCTCACTAAGCTGCTTCTCCTCATCAACCGTCCACGGCTTTCCTTTCATGCCTTCTGCCCCACAAAAATCCCGGAAATCGTACCCGAAAGCCCTGAGATTGCCGCAAAGATTTCGCTGTTCCAGCTTCCCAACAACAGAATATGCGCCAATTCCAGCCCCGAAAAGCAGACAGTCATACACACCGCAAACTTCACAACAAGCACCAGCTTCGGATTAGGCTCCTCTTGAACGACGCGTCCATGACTGACACGCTTCCGCGCCAAAGCACGCTTAAACCAGTCCGTCATGAGTACTCGCTCTCCTCTGGAACATCCGCTGATGATTGAACGCCCGGCGACCGCCAAGCAAAAAACTGTTAACCAGATTCTTCGCAACAGCCTCGGGAAGGTGACTCTTCGCAATTACCGTTAGGTCAAGTGCCCAGCTTGCGGGAATAGCAGTGTAATCCAAATCGAAAAGCCCATCCGAATACTTGAAACTGTTCTGCGCCAAAACAATATGCTTAGCCCGCTCGCCAAACAAGCCAACATATACGCCCCAGCTCTTCACCGGCACATCAATGCTGACGCCAGACCCCGAACTCTTGCCCACACTAGCATCAGACCACTCAACGCAGACAAGGTCTCCTGAACGCAAATCACTCAACACTTTTTTTAGCTGTTTTCTATTCATCACTTGTTTTACACTCCAGAAGCTTTTACAAGCAACATATATGCAGTGCTTATTGCGAGGAATTTCATGTCAAAGGAAGCACCATTTTTCAACGCCCCATTCGCACGCTGTTCATTCCAAACTCGCCCATCATCTTCCGTCAGCGAGTCCATCCAAGATTTGTTCCGAGCAATCACATCAGCATAAGTCGTTGAATCTACAATATGCATCCCAAGCGCCATCAACGCTGTATAAGCAAAAATCTCTTCTGTTCCACCAAAATATTGCGTACCCCCTCCATCAGAGGGGTGATACCAGTAGCCACCATTTTTTCCTGCCATAAGTGCAACAGCATAATTCAAAGCCCTCTTGCAGTACGGCTCATAGTCTGTACCGGTGTTATATCCTGAGTGAACCCACTCGTAGATTGCACGAGCAACTAAACCTTGAGTGAAGCTAATCGCTGAAGGAAATTCTGATTGTGGTGGATAAGCTGTCAGAAAAGGGCTGTCATCTTCTGCAGCTGAAGCATCACCGCTCCAGAATTCAAGAAAATCTTCATAGAGATCATTAGCCATCGTTTTGACTGAATACCCCTCAGAAGTAAGAAGTTCATCGCCATAAGTGTCTAAAGCTATTTTCATCGACATTAAAGATTCCGCGCAGTCAGCAGCAAAAGCAAAATCCGACCACGTTCCATCAGGATAAACTCCGTAAATGAGGTTCGCAAGAAGATTCTTTCCATATACTGAATTATGGCGAACTTGGCAAGCTCTCAAAAAGGACATAGCTTTCTGGACCGTTGTCTCGTATATGGTACTACTGTACTTCGCATCATATCGAGACATTGCTATTGCTATGAGAGCTGCGCCAGAATCGACGCGGAATGGGTCTCCAGTTTGGTCATACGAACCGTCAGCTTCTCTTGTCGGATAATACTGCTGATACCAACCGCCATCCGCAATCTGCATTATAACCATTTCATCAAGAACCTTTTTGACCAACGTATCTGTTGTATTGCCGTATTCTAGAAGTGCCCATAGAAGTATCCCGCCTTCGTAAGGAACTATTGCCCCCGAAGGATCATGAACTGGCACATTGATCGGAAGAATCAGTGCTTGCTTTGCATAATCCAAAAATCCCATATTTTTCAATCTCCTTTAAGTTGTTTAATTTTACCTGCAATACTCAAGTTGCCTTCCGTATCCAAAGTCATCAGCACCTTGCCCTTATCGTTCAGAAACGCCAAGCCCTTGCTGTAGCCAAGCTTTTCAGCTTCAGTTATGCGAAAGTCATTGGCAAATATGGCGTCTGCAAGTTGCCAGTTAGCACAGTTTACGCTATTAGTTACGATACCGCCATTGAAAGTTACCGGACTAGAATAAACAGTAGGACAGCGAGCTTCAGCGAGGACTCCACTTGTTATATTACCAGCTGCATGATCGTGACCTGCTGGACTATAACGACCATTCGGGTTGACATACATTGGGTCGAAACCTTCACCTTCAGCTTCCAGCACATGACCAGCGTCACCTTCTGGAAACCTCGCTAAAGGAAAACGCTCAGAAAGAATATCTCCAGCAGCTAAAGGCTGAAAATGAGGATCCACCTCTTCACCGTAACCCTTCAGGAACCAGCCTAAAGTGCCATTTGGAAGTCTCGCAGTAGAAAACTTTCCAGTTGTAATCTTGGAAGCCGGAAGACTAGGAATATCAGCCACAGCAAGCAACGCATACATAGGATCATATTCGGCTCCGTATGTCCTCAGAAACTTCCCAACGTCATCTCTCGGCATCCGAGCCAACTCGAACTGACCGCTTGTAATTATGGCTGCGTCTGCAAAGACATTCTGCAATACCCGAGCAGATGTAATAACAACCTGATCACTCGCATAGTCACCTATATTCAGCTGAGCCAATCTTCCATGACTGGTCACAAACAGATACTTTGTGTGCACTTCTTTCCATCGTTTGGTTTCAGAGCCGAAGATGCCATATCCGTCATCTGTTGGCTGGAATTGGTGGTCAACTGGTGTGTCACCAGCTATGTTTTTTGTCCAGAACTGAACCATAGCGGCTGTATCGCTATACGGACCAAAATACATTGGAAACTCGTAAACCCCAAAAATAGCTTTCCAGCGTAAGGGTGTAAGAATGTCACCTATATCATATGTATTGTCAGATGCAGGAATTAGAGATTTATTGATGTTCGGTAGATATTTCCAGATATCCGTCCAACGAATTCCTCGTTTTGGAAAATAACCAAGTATACCGATAAGATTTTCCCAACTATCAAAAGGAAAAGCATTTTCTACTCCAGAACTTAAGACTCCACTATTTTTTTTCGTTAATTCTTCTAGAACATCCTCTGTAGTCCGCTTCTGCCTGATGATCTCAATGTCCATAGTTTTTCTTTTCTTTGAGGTCTTGACAATCTTGTATGAACCATCTAGGCTAAGCTCAGGCTTCTCAAGCGTGATCGTGTCGCCCGGATACAGATGATACCCAGACGTGATAGGGCAGGTTAGCGGAACACTACCATCATCCATATTAATTTCTGCAAGTTTCTTCACAGCAAGCGCATACAGAGTATACTCCGTTGAGGGAACATCATACCAGAACACAGCAACATCATCGCCGTCTCCGGTGTAGCCCATAATTTCCTCTCCCTCATAGCTTATGCCTCGAACGTGCACCTTGTTCCGTCTCTTGCTGCGAGCCACAGCCCGCTCGCTCACATTAGCGATGTTACCGTCAAAACTCTGAGCAGAACCACGATCACCAATATGCAGATGTTCCCCGCCTACAACCCAGTAGTCCTTGTTAAGTGCTGCCGCAAGCTGCACGATTGCATCGAAACAGAGAGTCTGATCAAAAATCATATCCACGTTTGTTGCAGGACAATCAATCATGTAAGTTAGCCCCGCAGCCTGCCGAATAAACTCAGCAACAGAACTAGCCATCAACCCAAGATACTTTCCGGAAATAACCCGCCGCTTCAGCAGCTCATAAACGCCATTGTAAACAATACACTTCAGCTGCTTCCTCGAGTATTCTATATCATAGAGAACACCGAGGTAGAGCTGCGTACCATCAAAAGAGACCTTGATCATCTGATCAGAAGCCACAAAACTTCTGTTTGCTGCAGTGTTGGGAATCGAGAAGCTAACCTCTTCGTGACCACTAAGCTCCTCAACAATCTCCTCCACTCTACCAGTGAACTCAACCCAGTCCTCAACTCCGTCATCATAATACTCGAGCTTCCACAGTCCCATCAAAAACACCTACAAAATTATGTGACTGCTCCCTTTCAGCAACTTAATCGTATAACTGAACTTCTTGGCGTTCACTTCCACATACGTGAAATCAGCAAGAACCCAGTCCCCATCATACCGACTATCAGGAAACGAGACAGTGACCACAGTACCCTTCAATGCCTCCAGAGGCAAAAGATAGTTTGTTTCGATATCAGATTTGTTACCAACAAAACTGCCCTCAAAATTCAATTCAATAGCGCCATGCCCAGGAACAATCAGAATAGGCAACCCGTCAACCTCAAACTCCTCCACCTTAGCAGGATTCCTTTTTGTAGCCCTCGAAGGCGCAGTCGGCAAAGTCACGGAGCCAATCACGTAACTCATGGCAGCCGCCTCCGCAAACTCTCAGCAATTCCCCTGCTCACAGCGCCGGTAACCCGTTCAAGATCCACGTCGCTGCTGATGTTTCCGATGCTAATAGTCGGATTAATCGTGATATACTGAGTACCCTCAAAACCTCCAGACCCCATTTTGCTCAATGGAATAACTGCTTCTGGACCAGCCTCACCAATCAAAGCATAAGTCGGCTTCCGCACGATACCGCCCTCAGCCATACCGACCGCGGCCTTCACACCCGCAATGCCCACACCAACAGCAGCCAAAATAATCGGCACAGCAACCCCAACAGTCATGGTTCCATGAAAAGCCATCCAAGCAACAGTAGCAGCCACTATAGCAGCGATAGTTGCCATCAAAGCCCCAGCAATAGCCCGCAGATCCTCAGGAATAGCGCTCAACAAAGTATCTCCAATCATGAAACCCGCAACAAAAGCGCCTACACCCAACGCAGTAGTTTTAGCTGCCGACCCAACCCCAGCAACATTAGAACTCAGGTTCTTGAGCATACCGCTCATATCAGGAAAATTCTTCCACGTCTTGCTGAGATTATCAACCATAGTAATTGCTGTGGGAACTACCTGCAATGCTCCCTGAATCATGGTACTGTTAAGGTTGTTTTGGGCATTCTCGGCATTATCAGCTGCAATCTGATATCTCTCCTGGGCAATCCCAAGATCTCGTGCTGCAGTTTTAGCCTCTTCGCTGTTTGAGCCATACTTTGAGATCGCATCATTAAGCCGCTTCTGAGCATTCTCCACAGAAGCCAAAGACGACTTAACAGTAACATTCGCTTTGTCAATACTAAGTTGCGCAGCGCCGAGACGATCATAGGCACCATACAACGAAAAAGCGGAGGTCGCAACCCCGCTGAACCCAACAACCAAATCCTTAGTTGACCGTGTAGTTTCCTGAATGCTGCCGCCAAGCTGCCGACTAAGACCCGCGGCTTCGCTCTGAGCAGCATTATACTCACGAAGAGCCCGGGTAGCCTCTTCGCTAGCAGCCCCATGCTCCCGAACAGCATTGTTAAGCGCCTTTTTTGTTGTTACTACCCGCTGCTCAGCTGCCTCTAACTGCTGAGATGCTGAGACATTATCGAGTTGCTTCCGTTCCGAATCTGAGAGAGAATTGGCTATGTCCCTGGCGCTCTCCGAAACCTGCCGATTAGCCTCTGTAACTCGCTTGTTAGCATCCTCTACACTTTTCATGCTGGAGGCTACTTTGTTGCTGGCATCCGCTACTATCCTGCTTGCATTATCGACTGCTTTGATGTTGATCTCTAACTGCTGACTCAATTTCATTTTCTCCTCAGATTATGGTGCCACCATGCCCACGCGGAAAGAAACCTAACTTGCATGACAGTTAGCTTGCTCAATGATTCGAAGGTGAACTGTGGGAACTTGTGCAGGATCATACCGAGGTCTTGCGCTTGCGTGTTCGCTTCGAGCCATTCGCTGAACTCTTTTGGTGAGATAAAAAAGCTGGCTGCTTCGTCAGAAAGTCAATCAATGCTGCGCCTTCAATAAGCGGCATACGCTTCAGAAAGTCTTTTGGTAGATCAGGGTATGCTTTGCGCATCATAAGCCAAGCTGATATCTCAGTCTTCTCTAGGTCCGTCTTAGCCTCATTGATCTCAAAGGCATCCTCAAACTGCAACTCGCCAAACTTCAGCTCACCAAGCACAGGATGATCCACAGTTGTTATCTTGTCTGCACGAGCAACCAGTTTCATAGGATCAAAGATTCTGCCCTTCGCATTCTGTGCCTCTTCATGCTCCGCTAACTTAGCCGCATACTCAGCTGCCAACTCATCATTAGTCTTCTGAGGTTCCTTCTTTTTCTCGCTAGCCATAGCAGTTTCCACGCTTAAACATCAGTTGGGACGACAATCTTGGCTTCGCCATCGACCGTCTCTAGAACTCCACCGGTCTCTCCAGCAGTACGCTCCACATTCAAGACAACACAGTCGCTCCAAGTCTCGTAAGGCACATCTTGGTAAGATCCGGCAGGCTGAAAGACAATATCGAACTCTGTGCCATTCAAAAGCAAACTCATCCAAGCGCCGTTAATGTAGAGCTTGTCTGCGCGCCAACTGAAT